GTCCTGCAGGGCCTCCATCGTGTTGGAAATGAGCGCATTGCCTTCCGGCGTCTTGCCGAGGCCCGGCAGCGCTTTCAGGAACGTCTTCATCTCGTAGTCGGAGGTCGCGCCCGAGCCCGCCACGCGCATGCGCGGCGCGAGTTTCGAGGTGATCGCCTCGTAAGCCTGGAGGTCGCCCAGCCCGTCGATCTTGACGCCAAGCGCCTCCGCATACGGGCCGAGCGCTTCGGTGATCTGCGCGGTCTTTCCCGTCGTGATGCGCGAGCCGATATCCTTGAGCGTCTCGACATCCGCCCGGATGGTCTTGGCTTCCATGCCGGCCTGAACCAGCTTGTCGTGCCGCTCCGCGATGTGCTTGGCCGCCGCCGTGTCGTAGGCACCCTCTGCGCGCTGATCGATATTCAGCCGCGTCTCAGCCGGCGGATTGATCAGCTTGTTGCCCGGCCCGACCTGATAGGGCCGCTTGTCGTCCGCCGGGATGCCATGCGCGGCGCGTTCCGCCGGGTCGACCAGCGCCTTGAACCCGGAGCCGGCGCCGATCGTCCTGCCGGTCTTTTCGTCGAAAAGCTGCTCATCGTTGAGCCGATGGAATTTGGGGTCTTCTTTCAGAAGGTTCTTCTTGATCAGTTCGTCGGCCAGCGCAGCGCCCTGCCGGCGCACATAGGGGTTCGGGTCGCGCAGCATGGCAGCCACGCGCGCCTTGGCGTCCGTGCTCGGGCCTGGTGCGGGACCAGCCGGGGCATTCAGGGCGGCAGCCACCGGTGCCGCGGCAGGCGGCGCGGCAGCCGGCGGGGCCGAGGTCGGGGCGCCGCTAGGTGCGCCGTTCAGAGCCGACGCGATCGCGCCGATCCCGCCTCCCGGCTTACCATTCTCAAACTGCGACATCGCCTGAATGAGCGCCGGTCGCTGCTCAGGGGTCAGCGGCTGATCCGGATCAATACCGAGGCGGCCAGCAACAGATGCGACATAGCCACCGGTGTTGTTTGCAGCCTCAGCCGAGGGCGCCCATCGATTGATGATGCCGCGCACCGTATTGAGGCCGTGTTTGTTCTGGTAGGTATCGAGCAACGCATTCGCTGCGCTGATGCCCTGTTCGGGAGAGCCAAACTTGGCAAAGCGGCCATCAGATCCAGCGAAACCCGGCTGGCCCTGCGTGAATGAGCCGGCCTCGATATTCAGCGGGTTGTTGTTGCGGATGCCGCGCGGCTCTCGGCCGGCAGTTACCGGCGGCGGTGGCATCATGGTCGCATCGGCGCCGTAAACACCCTGTGCGTCCGGCGCAGCGGGCTGGCCACCGGCGCCGAGCACCTGGGGCGCGGGAGGCGGCACAGGAGCGGGCGGCGCGGTTGCCACGGGAGCCGCCGGCGCATTCAGCGCACCAGCGACGGCCGGAGCCGTGTCCACGCCCAGCAGGCTCATCCGCGCCGCCTGCGCGCCTTTCTCGCCTTCGATCTGCTGGCGGTCGGCGTCGCCCATCATCTTGCCGCCGAAGTACCCCTTGGCGAGTTCGTTCAGGCCCTCGGCCCAGTGCGTCACCGGCTTTTTGGGATCGGCCAGCAGCGCCTTCGCCATCTCGAGACGGCGGGCAATGACCTCGGGGGTATATGTGCCGGATTCTGTTGCCATCAGTAAATCGCCGAACTGCTGGGGAAACTGCCGCCGCCGGAGCCCCATCCGCCCATACCGCCGCTCATCCCGGCGCCGAGCGCGGTCTTGCCGAGCCCGAACAGGCCGTTCATCATGCCCATGTAGGACTGCTGCTGGGCGTTAAACCCGACGTTCTGCTGGTTCAGCGCCTGCTGTTGCGCGCCGATAACATCCGTCGGCGCAACGCCCGGCGTCGGCGTACTGGTGAAGTTCGGCTGCGAGACCTGAGATCCGGAGAGCAGCGCGGAAATCTCGTTGATCGGCTGGTTTCGCTCAGCGAGCGCGGCGGTGTTGCCAGCGTTGTACGAGTCCAGATACGACTGATCGTAGGCGCGCTGGCGGTTGGTCGAGAAATCCTGCTGTGCGTTCTGGTAGGCTTCCGTGCCGGGCCGGATGCCCTTGTTGAAGTTCTCGGCGTCCAGTGCCTCTTTCTGTCGCGCCCACTGCGGGTCGAGGAATTTTTGCTGAATGCCCGCGATCTTGCTGTCCCGCGCACTATTCAGGTCAAACGGCGTCGACAACAGTGCGCCGATGCGTGAGGACTGGTCCCGGCCGATGGTGGCAAGGTTCTGCTTGGTTTCCTCGCCGGTGTTGAAAATGCCCTGCTCGGCCGGGGAAAGTGATGTCGTTGCCGTAAATCGCGGCGTGCCGTCCGCCCACGTTCCGCTCTGCTCATAGTTCAGAGATCCGGACGGGGTAACCTGATTGGTCGCGTTCAGCCCGTACTGCGCAACTGCCGTCTCCTTGTTGGAGGCGGCTTGCGCGGCAGCGGTCTTGACCGGATCGGGTGCGGCGGCCGGGGTCGGCGATTGCATGGCTCTATCCCAATTTCCAACGGGACCGGAACGGAGCCAAATCGTTCGCGGTCAAACTATAGCACAGCCCGTCCTCATCACCATAGAGGCAGCGGGCGACGCCCTCGAAATGCAGCCCGAGCCGGGGCGCCAGCTTGCGCACCGCCTTGTTGCTCTTGCGGGTGTGCATTGAGAGCCGCTTGCAGCCGAGCTGATCAAACACGTAGGAAAGAACGCCGCGCCACGCGCCCCGGGAAATGGAGGCTGGCCCGGCCAGCGACACCTCGATTGCGGCGCCTTCCTGGTGGTTATTGAACACGAATCCGCCGCGCAGCGTGCCGTCCTGATCGATCACGCCGATCGCCGTAAACGGCGGCTGGAACGGCTTGCCAACCTTGCGGCCGACCCATTCGGCAACCACTTCATCATGGCCGAAAAGCATGCTAGACATGGCATGCCTCGCGCTGCAGAGAAGCTCGGTTCGAAACCGGCTCGGGAGAAATCCCGGTGGTCCATTCGGGAAGGATGCTGCGACGCGGGGCGCTCATACGAACGCCCCTGTTTCCATGGTGATGTCAAAGCCGTTTACCTGCAGCGTCACCTCAGGACCGGCCCGGCGACCCCAGAAGTTCACGCCCCACAGCGCCTCGCCCCAGATCCCCTCACCGCCCTGGTCCGGTGGATCGAGCGCGACCTGCATGCGAACCGAAGCGCAGTAGCCAAGCCCCGTGACAGAGGTCCAGCGCGCTTCCGTCGACACCTCGCCGACCCAGACCGCCCCGGAATCCCATGTCGCCACGTCCCAGAGCGCATGCGTTTGCGCGATGACCGTCGGCGTTGAAATCGGCGCGTTGCGCTGGAAGTCGACGTTGAGCGCAATGCCGGGGCTCACCACGTCGTCGGTGGTGAGCAGCGGGCGCAGCATCATCCAGCGCTTCTGCCGGCCGCGCACGCCGAAGTAATTGAACGCGGTTTCCATGTCGGCGGTCAACGTCTCGCCGACATCCGTTCCGGTCGTGTCGGCCTGATAGACATAGCCATCGTTGCCGCCGAAATAGGGCTTGTCGTTGAAGACCTCCCAACAATTGGCGTTCATGCCGAGGAAGCGACACCACGCCCCGTTGAGCGTGTTCATCACGTACTGCTGCTGCTCGACGCCCTCGCTCACCGGCACGTTGAGAATGGCGCGCGTGCCGCGCGGATAGCTGATAAGCTGCCACCCGAAATTGTCCTTGTAGTCGCGCGCGCTCTGCGACATGACGCGCTGAATGCGCTCCGTCATCGAGGCCTTGACGACGGCCGCACGTTCGAAAATCATCGCCTTGGACAGCGGCAGCACACCGTCAATCGAGATGATCGCGACATCCGAACCGACACGGGTAAAGCAACGCCTGCCGATCGGCGGCCCGAGGTTGAACGTTCCGACCAGCGTAAAATCACTGCCCGGATTGGTGCCCTGATAGATAATCGTCTGGCCGCGGCTGGAGATGAAAACCGCGTAGTCCTGCGGGCCTGTCCCGGCGTCCACCGACCACGTCGCCATCGCCATCAGGTAGCCGCCGAGCGTAAACAGGCCGCCAAGCTCAAACGTCGTGGCCGCGCCCTGGATCGAGTCCAGCGGCAGATAGGCGGCCTT